GCCAAAGCTACCACCGTGGCAATCGGGACGGCTGCCGTTCTCCCAAGCGCCGCCATGATTCAATCTATCGCAGGCAATGCGGTTGTTCAGGGCGCAGTTCAAACGGCGTGGTGGTCAAAGCAATCCACAGACACGGCATTCAAATACGCGCAGGCTGTCAGGCAGGGGCTTGTGTCAGCAGAGACTAATCAGCAAATTGTAAGGCGCGTTCTTGATGTAATGGAAATATCCAGAGCCAATGCTGCTGCACTGGTTCAGACTTCCGTTGCAACCGTTGCGAATGATGCGCGCATGATAGTCATGAAAGCCAATGACGATATTATCAAACGCTACAGGGCAGTTGCTACGCTGGACACGAAAACATGCAGCCAATGCGCCCCACTTGATGGTCTGGAATGGGACAATGAAGGCAATCCAATCGGCCATAGTGTAAGCCTTCCAAACTATCCACTGCATTACAATTGCAGGTGCCTGCTAATCCCAAGGATTACAACAGAAGCGCCCGGCGGACAACGTGCAAGCTCTGGCGGGCCTGTTTCCGCTGACCTTACCTTTGAAGGCTGGTTGGATCGTCAATCAAAGGCAAAACAAATCGAAACGCTGGGCAAAGGCCGCGCCGAACTTTATAGATCGGGAAAGATAACAATTTCAGACCTGACTAACGGAAATGGGAATCCATTAACCATAAGCCAGCTTGAAAAGAAGTACACATAACGCGCAGAGCGCAAACCGTCCGGAGGACAAACTATGTTCACACCAGAACAGCAAGCTCAAATTGATACAATGATCGAAGAAAAAACCGCAGGCTTAATAACCAAACGGGATGAATTGCTTGCAGAGGTAAAAAACCTACGCAAAGGTAAAGCAATTGACCCAGCAGAAATCGAAAAGCTGGAAGGCCACATTGAAACGCTGAAAGCCGACAATGCAAAAGCCGCAAAGGAACTAAAAGCCGCGACTAAATCCGCGCTTGATGCTACCGAGGCTTTGAAGTCAGAATCAGGGTTCACTTCGCAATTGCTGATTGAAAATGGCCTTCGAGATGAATTGACAAAAAACGGTGTGACCAATCCGGCGTTGCAGAAAGCCGCTGTTGCTATGCTCAAAGCACAAGGTGTGCAAGTAGTGGCTGACGGCGCTAATCGCGTGGCAAAAGTGGGCGAAAAGACGCTCGATGTTTTTGTTAAAGAATTTGCTGGCAGTGATGAAGGCAAACATTTTGTGGCTGCTGCATCGAATACCGGCGGCGGCGCTGGTGGTGGCGGAAGCAAAGGTGAAGCAAGCCTTAAAATGACCCGCACACAATTTGAAGCAATGCCCGCAGGACAGAAAACAGAGTTCGCCAAAAAGGGCGGCACTCTAACAGATTGACATTGTTGAAAGCACGGGCGGCTTGTGATAGGCTGCTCTTGTAAATGTTCCTATGGTAGAGCCATAGCTTCATCTGGCAGAGCCGGATTAAGAGCCTGAACACGGTTTTTATTCTATTCTCTGACAAATGAGGCTTTGCCATGACTACGAACACCCTTACCAATCTTTTGCCCAACTTGTACGCATCTTTGGATGTTGTTTCCCGCGAACTGACCGGCCTTATCCCTGCTGTTACGATGGATGCCCGCGTTGATCGGGTAGCAAAAAACCAGACCGTTTATGTGCCGATTACTCCCGCGAATACCGCAGGCGGTAACATCACGCCAGCTATGGCCGTGCCTGCTGAATCGGATCAGACCATCGGTAATGCTTCAATTACCATTAACAAGTATCGCGCATTTCCTTTTAGCTGGGACGGCGAAGAACAGCGCGGCTTGAATGCTGGCCCCGGCTATCCTGATATTCGCAACATGCAGATCATGCAAGCCATGCGCGCCGCAGTGAATGAGGTAGAAACCGATCTTGCTGCATTGCAGGTTTATTTCAGTCGAGCCGCCGGTGCCGCTGCAACCACTCCTTTCGGTACGGCTGGCGATTTCACCAGCGCAACCAACACTCTGAAAATCCTCAAGGACAACGGCGCGCCTTTGAGCGACAACCATTTGGTCATGAACACAACTGCCGGTGCTAAATTCCTTGGCTTGCAGGGTAATTACTCTGTTTCCAACGACCCTAGCATCATGCGCCAAGGTGTTTTCCTGACTACCGCAGGCATGGAATTGCGTGAATCCGCGCAGATCAATACTAGCGTTGCTGGCTCGATGGCTTCCGCTACTAGTACCTCCGCAGCCTTTACCGTAGGTCAGACTGTGATCCCGCTGGCAACTGCTGGCACTGGCGTGGTAGCTGCTGGCGATGTGATTACATTCGCCAACGACACCAATCAGTATGTGATTTCTAGCGTTACCTTTGCAGGTGCTAACCCTGCTTCCGGCGACACTATCACACTGGCAGAGCCGGGCTTGCGCGTAGCACAAGGCGTTGCAACCCGAGCCATCACTGTTATTGCTGCTGCTGCTCGCAACATGGCGTTCAACCGTTCCGCTATCGTGCTGGCAACCCGCTTGCCAACCCGTCCGGCTGAAGGTGACATGGCTATTGATGTATCGAGCATTACCGATCCACGTTCAGGACTGACCTTTGAAGTGGCCGTATATCCCGGCTACAGGAAGGTGCGTTATGAGCTTGCATTAGCATGGGGCGTGAAGGTTATCAAACCTGCACACACCGCACTGCTCTTGGGTTAACCCCTGCTTTGCGCCCTGTTAATAGCGGGGCGCATTTTTTATTTGTGGGTGATGAATGGCCGCACCAGTAAACACAGTTTTACCAACAATTTCCGGTACTATTGAAGTTGGCGAAATGCTTACAACTTCAACAGGCACATGGACTGGCGGCGCATCTTCTTTTGCTTATAAATGGCAACGAAGCATAGATGGAGTAATTGATTGGTTAAATATCGCTGGCGCAATTGATGCCACACATGTTATTACAATTGACGATAGCCACTCCTTTTTAAGATCGGCAGTTGTTGCTACCAACAATACAGGCGATTCCTTGCCTGCATATTCATTGGCAACAATTCAAGTTCCGGATGAATGGTTCATAGTTGAAACAGGAACAGGCAATTCAAACGCCGTTTCGCTTTGCAGCAATGAAGATGCAGACCAATACCATGCAAGGCGCGGCAATACTTCATGGACGCAGATTGCACATACTGAGAAGCACGGTCTGTTGGTTAAAGCCACCGAATACATCACACAGGTTTATCGCCGCAGATGGCAAGGCGAACGCAATACCAGTACTCAGGCGTTAGACTGGCCGCGTACAGGCGTTGTTGTTGATGGCTTTGCACTTGACACAGATATTGTTCCTCTTGAAGTCAAAAAGGCTGTTGCCGAGTTAGCTTTACGCGCTAGCACAATGACATTGTTGGCCGATGAAGAACGCGCAGCAACCCGCGAAAAAGTTGGGCCGATCGAAACCGAATATAGCGAATTCTCCAGCCAGACCATGAAATACAAAATGATTGATTCGTGGCTTGCGCCCTATCTTTCTGGATTGGGCAGCGGCGGGCAATATGGCGTGTCTCGGACATGAGCTATAACTATGCTAAAACTGCTGCATCATCGCTAAAACTGCTTTCGAAGTTTGGGCAAACCGTTACGCGTAGAACATACACTGTCGGAACTTATGACACTGCAACGGGATTGGTTACGCCTGTTACTGCCGACAGTTCGCGCGTAGGTGTAGCTTTGCCGTTCAATGCAGGCCAGACAATGCTTGCCGGCACATTGATCCAGATTGGCGATATTCAGGTATTGCTAGACGCTGAGGCTGCTGTTGCTTTGACTGATCATTATATTGTTGATGGCACTGAATACACGCTGGCGGCATTTGAGCCGCTTAGTCCTGCGGGAACTGTAGTGTTAAACACGTTACTGTTGAGGGCTGCATAATGTCATTCGCAGCCGACATGCTGAATTACTGTTCAAAGATTGCGCCAGAATGGATTGAGGGCGTAACGCGAAAAGTAATTATAGAAACCGGTTCGCGCGCGGTTATGCGCTCGCCTGTTGGTGATGCAGGTTATTGGCAATCACCAGCCCCTCCCGGTTACGCAGGCGGAACATTTCGGCGGAACTGGCAGTATCAATACGGGAGCATTGCAAGCGGCATACTGGAAGGCACAGACGCAGG